TCCAATGACTGGAAACTGAGCTGGCCAACCTTGACAGGTGCCAATGCTGTGACAGCGGATTTAACAGCCAGCAACACCATTGTGATCAATGGTTCAAGTGTAGCTGTTCCTGTCTCTCCCAACAATGATATTGCTGGTCTTAGTGCAGCTATCAATACTGCCAACATCCTGGGTGTTTACTCAGCAGTCATAGACAACAAACTGTGTCTATTTGCCAATGCCAGCGCCACTGCGGACAATTCCACAGCCGACGACGGTATTGTTGTTGTTAACTCTACAGGTTCCACAGCAGGGCTGCTGACTACCTTGGGTATTACTGCCAATGTTGCCAATTATGCTCCTACCTTGCAACAAAGTGCCAACTTCACTGTGCCACGTTGGAGAACCACAGACGACCAACCTAGACCCACAGGCAGCGTCTGGAACAAGATTACCAGCAGCAATCTTGGAACCTCAATGGTTGTGAAAAAATACAGTACTGCACTAGGTGCATTTGTACAACAATCTGCTGCTGTATATGCCAATGACCAGAGTGCCAATGCAACACTGGATCCCACCGGTGGCGGCAAAAATATTGCTGTTGGCACAACATATACACAATACAATGTGAATCCAGAACTCAGTGGAGTTGCGGCATATCCCTACAACAACACCTACACTCTGCAGGTGTTTGAGCGTGTGGCACAAGGAGCCACTGTGATAACAGGCAGCACCTCCACACCTACATTTACAAATGGTAATCAATTTACTATTCAAACATCTGTGGCAAATTCAACCAGCCTGACTACTGCTGTGACTGCTACCATTAGCGGAACCACTGCTGCGGCATTTATTACTGCGGTAAGTTCTGCTGGTGTTCCTGGTGTGAGTGCAGCAGTAGATTCAACTGGTGCCATTGTGTTTACACAAAGCATTGGTGGCGTAATTGTGCTGGACAATGTGGGTGCTGGTACTGCCTTGAGCGACGCTGGTTTTACCACTGCTACCACTGGTTGCCGCAGTTCTGTAGTAGACGACGAAGTTACTCTGTTGCTTAGTGCATGGGAGGCACTGGATTACACTGCCAGCCCAACTGCACCAGATCAAGACCCAGCTGATGGCCGTTACTGGTATTATTCTACCACCAGCCAAGTTGATATCATGATTCAGAGTGGAACAGGATGGGTTGGATACCGAAACGAAACCAATGACGTTCGTGGCGATAATCTTTCTCTAACCGATCCAGCAGGACCACAAATCTCTGCCACAGCACCTACCACACAAAGTGATGCCACTGCGTTGGTGTATGGTGATCTCTGGATTGATACTAGCAATCTTGAAATTTACCCTGTGATCAAACGTTGGCAAAATGTTGAAGGTGTGGATCAATGGGTCCTGATTGACAACACTGACCAAACCACTGAAAATGGTGTGTTGTTTGCAGATGCTCGTTGGAGTCCCACAGGTACTGTGGATCCAATCACAGGTGCCTTGCCCACGATTGTGAGCCTGTTGACCAGCAATTATCTAGACGTTGATGCACCTGATTCTGCGCTGTATCCCACAGGCATGTTGTTGTTCAACACACGTCGCTCCGGCTTCAATGTCAAGAGCTTCCAGGTTGACTATTTTAATGCTGCTGATTTCAGCTACAGCACCTGGAGCAACAGCACTGCCTATGCTGTAGGCACTGCGGTGTTGTATAATGCAGTTTTGTATGTGGCTATTCAAGCTGGCACCAATCAGAATCCTGCTACACAAACATCTTACTGGGATCTTCTGGTAACCAATTCTTGGGTCACAGCATCTGGCAACAGAGCAGATGGAGCACCCAACATGGGCCGACTGGCACAACGTGCATTGGTTGTGGCAGCACTCAAGTCGGGTATTGATACCAGCATCACAATTCGTGAAGAACAAGCGGTGTTCAATCTCTTGGCATGTACTGCATACCCAGAATTGATTGTCAACATGTCTGCTCTCAGCAATGAGCGCAACAACACCTGTTTTGTGGTTGGTGACACTCCCATGCGCCTGGATGCCAGTGGCACTGAACTGGTTGCCTGGGCCACAAACAACAGCGGTCTTGGCACATTTGCCGGCGACGGCCTGACCACCAGCACACCATATGCTGCTGTGTTCTATCCCAGCTGTCAGACCACAGACCTGGGCGGAAGCACAGTTGTGACAGCACCTAGTCACATGATGGTACGCACAATAATTCGCAGCGACGAAGTGAGTTATCCATGGTTGGCACCTGCTGGCACACGTCGCGGCGTGATTGACAATGCAGCCACCATTGGTTACATCAACAGTCAAACTGGAGAGTTTGTGACCATTGGTAATAATCAAGGACTGCGTGACATTGAATACTTGAACCGTATCAATCCAATCACGTTTATTCCTGGTGTTGGTATTACCAACTTTGGTAACAAGACCATTTATGGTACTGCCAGTGCTCTGGATCGTATCAATGTGGCCCGACTGGTTGCATTCATGCGTGGCAGATTGGAAGAAATTGGCAAGCAGTTCTTGTTTGAACCCAATGATCAGATCACCAGAAACGAAATATCCAATGCCATCAACAGCTTGTGTATTGACCTGGTGGCCAAGCGTGGTATCTATGACTTCTTGGTGGTGTGTGATGATTCCAACAACACACCTGCTAGAATTGATGCCAACGAGCTCTGGGTTGATATTGCTATTGAACCTGTAAAATCTGTGGAATTCATCTACATTCCTCTGCGTCTCAAGAACACAGGCGAAATTGCTGCAGGCTCTGTGGCCACAGCAACCACTGTTTAACATATCGTTAGACCAAGAAATGGGGTGGCAACACCCCATTTTTTTTGGCCTCAACAGAGGTAAATAACTGCATAGGAGATTACAAATATGGCCGTTGCATCATTAACACGAATGACAGTGCCCTTGGCAAGCGATCAAAGCGCGAGCAACCAAGGCTTGCTCATGCCCAAACTCAAATATCGCTTCCGAGTAATATTTGAAAACTTTGGTGTCAGTACACCACGAACAGAATTGACCAAGCAGGTTATAGACTTCAAAAGACCTACCATGACGTTCGATGACATCCCAATTGAAATATACAACAGCACATTGCATCTAGCAGGCAAGGGCAAATGGGCCGATGTCACATGCAATCTACGTGATGATGCGTCCGGTGCTGTCAGCAAACTGGTAGGCGAACAGATACAGAAGCAGATGGACTTTCTGGAAATGGCATCAGCTGCTTCTGGTATTGACTACAAGTTTACCACACGCTTCGAAGTGCTTGACGGCGGCAATGGCGCAGCCACACCGATTGTGTTGGAAACATGGGAATTGTATGGTTGCTATCTAAAAAGCGTGGACTATGGCAACATGGCCTACGCAGAAAGCACACCAGTGCAAATTGCCATGACCATTATGTTCGACAACGCCAATCAAACACCCAACGGCACAGGGGTTGGATCGACAATTGCTAGAACTGTCAACGACGTAGTAACAGGATAATCAACTATGGCTTTTGGCCAGGATTTCCTCAAAGGCTTTTTTGGTGGGCAAGGTCTCAAAGACTACTCCCACGCTTCCAAGACCTTTCGCACCAATGGATATGAGTATGCACCACGGAACAAGTTCTTGTTCCACTGCTACTTCAATATCAACACGTCTGAAGTTCGTCCATTGCAGGCAGTGTTCTCAGAGACTGAAAAAAGCACAATTGGTCTCATGGTCAAGACTGTGGAACTGCCAAAATTCAAAATGGACACAGAGGTACTGAATCAGTACAATCGCAAACGTCTAATCCAGAAAAAAATCAACTACGATCCTGTACAAGTGACCTTTCACGATGATGGCGGCGATCTGACTCGAAGCATGTGGTACAACTACTATGCCTACTACTACAAAGATCCCAATCAACAGTATGGTGGAGCCAGCAATCAAAATGGCAGCAGTGGTGCAATTCAAAGCCTACCAGGATTCAGCTACAACAATCGCGATATCTATGCCAACGACCGCCCTGTCAACGACTGGGGGTTCATTGGTGAAAGCTACAATCAAAGCAACTCAGGCAGCGGTGGTGTTGGATCAGGCGGCGACCAAAGTTCTGGCAAGCCTCCCTTCTTCAAAGATATCACCATCTATGGCATGGACCAACACAAATGGGTCAGCTATGTGCTGATCAATCCGCTGATACAGAGCTGGAATCATGACACCTACAACTACAGCGAAGGCGCAGGAGTCATGCAAAATACCATGAGCATACAGTACGAAACTGTAAAATATTACTCGGGTGCAATTGGTGCGGTGCGTCCTGATACCAATGTGAGAGGGTTTGCTGATCCGGCCTACTATGACAACATACGATCAAGCATATCTAGACCCGGCAGTACCAGCACAGTGCTGGGTCAAGGCGGTCTACTGGATGCAGGCATTGGCATTGTGCAAGATCTGCAGAGTGGTGGCGTGGCAGGTGTGATTGGTGCAATACAAACAGCAGGCACAGCCTACAACACATTCAAAGGTGCTGATCTACGATCTATTGTGAATGAAGAAGCCAATCTTGCTCTCAAAGACGTATTGAGAAACAGTATTCCTGCAGCGGTTCGGCAACAACCCGGCGGCAACGGCGGGTTTGTGTTTCCACGAGACCCTGCATTTGTTCTTGGTAGTCAACGTGGTACACAAGTAATAACACTACGAGAATAACATGGGCGACACAGTTAACTCAGTAAACACCAATGTAGATCTCACAGTGAGAATCTTTGATCAATTCTACAGCTACGAACAGTTTGTTGCAGTGGAAGAATACGATATTGTGTATAGTTTTTTGAGGTCAGTGTTTACCACTGATCAGGCTGCAGGCAATTTCACCGTGGCCTTGTTTAGAATTGCTGCTGAAACTAGAACCAACGTGCTGAGTATTCTGGCTATGCTGGAAGGACAAGGTCAGATGCAACTCAGCCAAACTCTAGCATACTATCTCAACAACATGAGAAGCGGCTCAACCCTGCTGGGATTTGGCGCATCAGTGACTCCCAACTTCTACACCGCAAGAAACGTGCTGCCGTGATCACTGGATTCAGCCATGGCTAACTTTGCAAAAGGTGTATTTCAACCCAAGAATCCTGCCAAGTATGTGGGCAACAAAAGCCCCACTTATCGCAGCAGTTGGGAACAGGTGTTCATGACATTCCTGGACAACAACGACAACATCATGCAGTGGGGATCAGAATGTGTGGTGATACCGTATCGTCATCCGCTAGATGGCAAAATGCACAACTACATTCCAGATTTTCTAATCACATACCGTACCAAAAACAACACCACCCGAGCAGAACTGGTGGAGATCAAGCCCAGAAAGCAAAGCATCATTGAAGAAAAAATGAGTTCAAAGGAACGTGCTATTG